GATAAGCAGGCGCAGGAAGTTCGCCGCAGCCAGGCAGGAAAGATGGTATTTGTTCCCATCTGCACCACTGACAATCGGGTAATAAACCCGCTCATTCTCCTTGTTGTATCCGTTTGCGGCCTTGAAAGTTGCAGCCGTATCAAGTGTAACGGCTGTCCCCTTGCTATCCACAATCGGAAGATCCGCGAGAACAAACGCATCCCAGTGGCTGTTGATCTTAGAACTGTTCTGGCACATTGCCGCATGTACAGCCGGATGAGATGAGAAGCCGGGAGCAACGATAAAGGACGGGATATATCCGGTCTTCTGCTCGACATTTCTGATCGCGTACATGCCGGTATTCAGACCAAGGTTATCAGTTGTCCCGACGATATCCTCATCTGTTACAGCAGACGGATCAGCCGTATTGTAAGTGATTGTCAAAGCGGAAGTGCCAAGAGCACCGGTGGTTGTCTCACGGATCGTGACGGTATTTTTGCTGAAATTGGTAGACACGGTATAATCTGTCTTCGTAACGCTCGCAGCCTTAACCGTGATCGTATCGGTAATGATTTTGTCAGCGTCAGCAAGAACAACCGCACCATTTTCGGGCGTCTTAGTGACACTTGTCACATCAGAAGCTTTGTGTTTAGCCGGATCAAAAACATTGATAAATATTGCCGGCCCGACGCCCATTTTATTAAAGAAAACGTGGATCAGCTCGCAAAGCGTATAGCTTCCCCAGTCATCGGAATAGCCAAAAAGCTTCATTGCCTCTGCTTCATTGTTGACAATGACCGGCACGTTGACATTTTTTGACCCGCCCGCAACCATATGCACAGGCGCAGTCCCTACACAAACAATGGCACTCTGGCTCTTCTCGACTACGCGAGTGCCGACGACATTGATCTCGCCGTATGTGCCGTGTTTGAATTCTGCCATAATCTAATCCTCCTTATTGCAGAAATGAATCGACAGATGGAGCTCTTCCACGATCGGCATAACCGTTGAATGTGACGCTCACAAAGCCATAGAATAATGGCCGTCTGTCCACAACATAGTTTTGATCCGAATACAAACTTGTTATGACAGTTTCTTTGTCAACCATAAGATCAGTATTCGGGATTTCCTCGTCTCTCAGAAGAGCTTCCTTGCAATCGTCCATCCAGTCGAGCAGGGTGAACAAGCCCTCTTCCGTACCTTCTTTGATGAGCGACATATCCAACTGCTCACCGTTTTCTCCCGCACTGTCAATAAATCCGGGGAGCCGGACGCCGGGCTCATAGACAATAAACAATATATCCACCGAAAGATGCGAACCCATAAGAGACGGACGATGCACGTTATCGTAACGATCGAATCGTTTTTCCTCCATGTACTCCGCATATGCAGGCCTTGGCATAACGATGATCCCAGGCGCTACGCTTATCGAATCATCGGTATAGAACCCCGTCGCATCTTTTCTGGAAGGTGCCCACGCGAGATAGCATTGCGGTTTCTGCTGCCTGATAACAGTAATATTGCCGTCCGGCGCTGGGGCTTTCATCATCCGACCATCACACAGGTTTTTCTCAATCCATGCTTTCAGGCCTTTCAGTCTTTCAACAGTCCTCATATCAGAACTCCCTCGCGTCTCTCGCAATCAGCCAGATATCAAGAAGGCCCATGTTGTTCAATACTTCAAGAACAAGCATGGGCTTTTTATCAAATACAATCTGTGTATTTGGCTCTGGCTCTTTCCCGCCAGGGAAACCTTTTAATGGAGTATGGATCAGTTTCTGTCTGGAGTTGTTATCCCATGAAATATCGTTGACGTTGTTATTCTTACGTTTCAACGATTCTTCCTCATCAACCACACAAACAATCTTCTGTCCATTCCAAAAATGGGTGGTCGCGAAGTGATCCTCTCGCATGAATGTGCGGGATATGTCATTTTCGATTCGATCTTTCAGGGACATTCAATCACCTCTTCTGAGTCTTGTCCGCCTTCGGGTTCGGCTCGCTATGCGGCACAGCCTTGCCCTGTTCGATCATTCGAATCGCATAGCTCTCGTTATACGTACGGATTTCACCGTTAGCTACCAGCTTTACAGTAAGCATCTTCAGCCCTCCTTCCCTTTATTCTGACGCCTTGACTTCCTCGCCGCTGTTGGAAGCTCGATCTCGATTTCCTGATCATCGGGTTCGTCGGGCATTTCATCGGCCTCCTTAACATCCGGGACTTCTATCACTGCGCCAGTTGAGAGCAGCCAGTCAAGCTGCTCTTTCGGAAGCTTGCCGGGGATGAATTCTCCCCGGACAATAAGCTTTCCTTCAATGCTGAGATAATGAGCAGCAACATACTGCATACTGTCACCTCCCTTATCAGATAACCTTCGCGACGCACCATCCGCCAACGTTCTTCGGAACAATTGTTGGGCAGCTAGTCAGGCGGTTCTTGATCGCATTGCTTGCGATGGAGCCATAGCGGAGCGGAACCTCTTTCTTGATGTAGGTTATGTGCTGCGCGTTGGAGCCTTCAGACTCTACCTGCGTAACCGGACCGTGATAGATATTCAGGATATTGTCGCTTCCTGCAATCAGAGTGCCGTCCGGGATCAGCTTCTTCACTTTCTGATCATCGTCAACAAATGTGCCAGAAAGGCTGTACATCTCCACGCCGTCGGAGTTGTACCCGATGAACCGAAGCCCGCTTCCGCGATACTTGGTGTTGATCTTCCCCATGTCAACATTGCGAAGATCGTACTGCTTGATGAAGTCAGAATTCTTAAACATGGCACTGGCCACATCCGGAGACATGACGATCTTTGAGACCTCGCCCATTCCGTCATACACAAGATCAAAAATCTTATGCATATCACCGTCGATATCGGCTCCTGTCTCGTTCCACTTCTTTGCCGGAGTGAAGTTGTTTTCGAAGCCATAGTCCGCGATCTTGGACTCCTTGATTCCTCTGCCTTCATTCGTGTACTCAAACACGGAAAGCTTTCCGGTAAGAAGGACCTGTCTCGCCATCCACTCACGCCTTCTCTGGATAGCTTTGCGCATCTCCATGAGGTCAGCTGCAAGCATCTTCTTCTCCCGCTGCTGCGGGGTCATTCCGCCGATGATCCTCTCCCCAAAGGATCTGTTCTTGAGGTTGGAATCCTCAATGATTCTCTCCGGAGCGATGCAGCAGAAACCGATCTCTCTGGTCTCAAATCCGTCTCTGTCCATCAGAACACCGCCTGCACCAGGATGAACCATCGGCGCCATTCTGCGACTGCCCTTGCGGTAATCGTAGATAGCCTTATCATCCTCGACAGTCCCGGCGTCATGGCCGAAAAAGTCATACAACACACTATATTCAGGCGGCATCAGCTCAATTGCTGCAAGCTGTGCTCTGGTAGAATAGATATCCATATGCTTTGCTCTCCTTTCACTTATCAGGTCCCAGATACTGTGTTCTGGAAGGTATCAGCAGACTCCTTTTTCGAGAACACAATGTTCTGTCCGCGAAGAACTGCCTTATGTTCGTCAGTAAGCACTGCGCCATTCGCAAGCTTCACAGCTCCGTCAACGAAGATACCTGCGCGGTATGCCGCCGCATCTTCTGCAACTGCCGTCACGCCTGATCCCGGAGCTGCGCCGGTGTCAACAGTCTCCTTCAGCACAACAAGCTGGGTGTCAGCTTTGACATTCGCTGCCGCTGCCGGAGAATAAAGCCCGGTCGTCTCACGGAAGAGAACGGTTCCAGCCGTTACAACACCATTCCCCGGCTTGCACGGAACAGTGATCAGATCCGCCCCCTGTGGATCAGCCAGGAGATTTGTATAAGTCTGCTGTCCGATAGTCCCATACAGTTCACTCATTTTCTACTCCTCTCTCAAAACATTCCTTCGGAATCGTCCGCATACTCTTTCGTGTATACGGCCATCTCTTTCGCGAAGTCATCAATTTCCTGCTCGGGTGCCTTGTCTTCCGGTGCTCCGCCTGTTACATCTTCCGCCGGTGCGGTCTCATCTTTTCTCTGATCGAGAAATTCAGCGCCCTTCTGCTTCTTTGCAGCGATAAGCTGCTTGTGGAAGTCCATAGCGGACGTTCCGTTCGCCTTTGCCTGTTCCGCCAAATCCTCATAGCCGGGATCGGTCAGCGCGTCAATGTCGGACAGGCGTGTTCTCTCTGCGGTCACGGCTGCCTGCTGTACCTGCTCATACAGGGCCGGGTTTTCCGCGCGAAGTTCCTCTTCGCTGATGTCTTTGATCTCTTTTTCCATCTTCTTTGTTTCTCCTTTCCTGGAAGATTTATTTTCAGACGGCACCCCGGCAACAGGAGTTCCGTTACTGACTTTGGTAGTTTTGGCTGTCGGTGGCAGTATAAGTTCCTGGGCGTTGTCGCCCGGAAAAACCATGCTTTCGATTGCTTTGAGTACGCCGCCAAAGGCGAGCGCTTCGTCCTTTTCCGCGACCTGCTCCGGCACGCCGCCGTAAATGGCTTTCATGAGCGCCATATCGCGTTTCGATACGCAGGCGGCTATCTTCTCGCTGGCAAGCAGCTCGTCGCAGAAACCGTTATCGACGGCTTCTTTCGCGGTAAACCACGTTGTCGCGTCCATCCATTCTTTGATCTGGTCTTCGGTCTGTCCGGTCTTTGCCGCATACATCCCGTGAAACTGATCCTCCATCTTCCGCAGATGATCGACGGTTTTTTCAATCTCCTGCGCATTGCCCCATGCAATCGTCATGGGATTATGGATCATAAACTCACTGCCCTCGGCGATGACCACATGAGCGCCGGGGATCGTCGCAAAAAGTGTCGCCGCGCTTGCGCAAAGCCCCTCGACCATCACGCGCACTTTCTCAAATCCTGCATTGATAACCATGCTGCGCATGGCTACCGCCGCATAGACCTCCCCGCCGGGTGAGTTGATGCGGATATTAAGGTTCTTCGCGCCATTCTTCTTTGCTTCTTTCAGCGCTTTGTCGAAGTCTCCGGTGGATACTTCGTCGTCCCACCATTTGTCTGACACGATCTCGCTGTACACCATAACCTCCGCGTCCTCGCCCTCAGCTTTCATGGTGAAGCGGATTCGGTACTGCTCGTTTGCCGCCGCCATCCATGTTTTTCTAAACGGCATCATTCCTCGTCCTCCTTATCGTCGTCCTCGTCCTCAGTCTCTTCCGGCGCTACCGTCGGCAGCGTGCCGGCTTCCTGTCCAAGCTCCCGTTGCATGGCAACCTCTTTCTTGCGCTGCTTGATGTTCTCGTCCCAGTTGTTGCCGTTGTACTCGCTGGCTTCCTGTTCCTGAGTTGTAATGTTGTTAGCGATGCGCCTTTCGGCCGCATTCGCCTCCTT